TGTGTAGCATTCTGCCCTTCTGCTATTAACTTCTGTGCTTTTTTAAGATCCTTGACTTGATCCTCAAAATTTCTAAGTCTGTCGTCAGTGTTCTTTTGATGTGAAACAATGCCGGCAATGAGGCGTTTTGCTTCTTCTATTTTCGTATTCATAAATAAGTCTCCTTATTTGGTTGTTAAGATATAGGCAAATGCCTCAATGATATTGTCAAAATCTTTTTCTTCTTCCTCAAGTTCCTTTTCTTCCTCATCATGTTCTGCTTTTTCTTCCTCATCCATGTCACGTTCTTCTTCTTCTTCCATTTCCTTCTCATCTTCTTCATCGTGACCATATTTTTCTTCTTCTTCATCCATTGCCTTTTCTTCTTCTTCTTCCATTCTTTCTTCATTGCCTGGCTTGGCAAACTCTACAATATATTTATCATCTTCTTCTCGTACTGATAGAATATGCTTGTTTACAATCATCTGGTGATCTAGATATTCTTTCATCTCTGTAAGAAGTTCTGATTTAAGAGTATTGAAATATTTTTGTTCTAGCATTGTAGCTTCTCCATTTGCTGGAATTGTGACGATAGATACTTCCAGCAATTCTGCTTTGCTGTAATATGTTCCACGTTGTCCGTAATATTTATTATCTTTTGCAAGTTCTGATCTGCTTTGACTTTCCAATGGTCGAAAACCAACTGATACAGCATTCATGTATCCCTTTTTTGCTTTTCTTTCGACTTCCTTTGCTCTTGGGTCTTCTTGGTCAAACTGTACATCAATAGTAAGTTTATCATTTCTGACGTAAACATTCCCTTTGCCTATTGGTAATGAGTTAGAATCGTGGTTGAGTAGTACTACTGGATTTTTCTTGTAACTATCCAATAACCACCCTTTTTGGTCTATTATGTCACCATATCTATCTGCTGAAGATGTGGAAGCAATGAACGTCACCTTTTCTTTTGGTGCATCCTGTTCTGCTCTTTTCATAATGTATGTATGTTTTTGCATAGTATCTCTCACGTCAAATATAGCAAAGTATGTACACATATACAACCTGGCAAAAAAAAAATTACAATTCTTTGTTTATTTGCTTGCCATCATGTTACATCTGGAGTAACTTAATTGTGTAAGATTACTTACAACATTAACCACCAATATGGAGAACTAACAATGTTTGATATAGATAAAAACATACATAAAAAAGTAACTATAGAATTTTTTACTAAAGAATTTGAAAAAGCCGAAAAACGTAGAAAAGAATTAACAGATGAAATTCAAGATCTAGAAAATCAAAGAATGAAACTTGATTGGATTACCAATATTAAAATACTTGACCAGATAGAATTCGATCAAAAACAATTACGATTTAGTCTGTTATGCGTTCAAAAAGAAATTATACACTGCCAATCAGAAATTATTAAAGCACTTACAGGAGAACAACATGATTAAATTTAAATGGTATGTAACAGAAAACAATCAGAAAATAATAATAGAAAAAAATAATATCTTTACAATTTTCGATAGTCCAAAAAACGCAGCTACAATTTGTTATCTCCTTCTTACAGGAAATGATATGGAACTAGATGGAGATGATAATTGTCCAACTTTTGAATGGTCTCAAATGGGAGATCAAAAAAACTTACAGCATATTGTTGACAATTATAGATACTCAGAATATATGCAAATTGTCTTTACAAGTGTTTTCTTTGAGGAAATTAATCTATTATTTTTCATTAATAATAATTTTAAATAATATGTAAAGAACTCATAATATAGGTTGAGCCAGATACGTAACAGTATCTGGTTTTTTTTTATTAATCTATAATTACTGGTATCACTGTACATCTGCAATTAACATCTTCCTTTGCCTCCCCAAATGAAGCTGGAGAAGATGCTGAATAACCACCATATTGAGAAGGCAAAACAAATTCCTCATTTGCATCTACTATTTTGGCATTTAACCATTTATGACTTTCTCTCACAGAACCATCTTGAGCAGATAGCCATTGTTTTCGTACCTGTATGCCATTCTCTCCAAGTACTCTATATGACTCTACTGTTGCTTGATTGACTACTCTAGTTGCTTCTGTTCTGGCTATCCTGTTTGCTCTACCCAATCCAAAATTGTTACCAGTGTCAGCATCTATAAGTTCTGCTATTTCCTTTGTGGATAAACCATTATTTAAACCTGTATTAACAAGCATCATTATATTTCTGGCCGTATTGTCAGTGATAGATAATACGGATTCATTCCATAGCTGTTCTGCATAATCTCTAGATCCAAAAACCAAATCCAATGGTCGTTCTTTTCCAGATCTTCTATAGATATCTTCCAATTGCTTATTTCCTGTTAATAACCAATTTCTAATCCACGCATCACCAACTACATCTTTGATCTCACGTCTTTCTTCTTCCAAATCCATAAATGTATCTTGATCTATTTGAATCTGGTTGTTCTTATACTGAGAAGACGATAAACGCTTTATATATCGTGTTTTTGCCTGTTCTAGATATTCTTTAAACTTTCTGACAAATTCTTTTTCAACCCTTCCTTGGCTTTTCTGTATCCATTGATTCCAAATCATTGCCTTTTTTTTTTCTTCCTTTTTATCACCCTCTACTTTTTTCTTTAAGGTGTTGATAATCTTTTTCATTTTTGATTCACCAATTGATCCTATTCCCAGCCACTTTATTTGGGCCACAATACCAGCAACTGAGGATATGGTAATTGGATGAGAAGGATCTGAAAATTGGCTACCATCTTTCAAGTGTCTAGATATCCATGCCTCACGTAATCTAATTGCCCTTTCTTCTGTAAGGTTTTTGGGAACACCACCACGTTTGGAAATAGGTACAAGTTTTCTAAATTGCTCATTTCCTCTGATATTTCCTCCTGCCCTCCATATTGAGGGATATTCTAATTTAAGCTTCTCAGCATAATCAACGTCAAAAGTCCGCCATTGGGAATTTCGCAAACTGACTTTTTTGTCGTCTCCTCTTTCTGGAAAGTTGGTGATCTCATCCTTGTCTTTTTTTTTATTGTCAAACTTTAAATAGCTATCCAATAATGCTGGTGGTTCTGTATTAATCTTCTCAAAGTATTTGCTTATAATTTGATATGCCCTTCTTCTTTCGTCTTCTGTGATAGGTGGTCTGCCATAACGTCCATTTAAATGGTCTACAGCAAGATCTAGAAGATCTTTAAATATAACTATCTCACCATCTTCTGGACTAGCATTTAATACCTCATCCATATTCAAACGTCTTCCTATTCTGATGTAAAATCCTTCTTTCATTTGGTCTTGATTTACATTAAAAAATAAATGAGCTTTTTTATATTCTTGCCAATTTGCTGGTGTTCCCAAAATAGATTTAATGATATCACCTTCTTCTTGTACTTGTGGATTAGAAGGGATATTGACGACTTGTATATTATCTAGATACTCACTATCAAATGCCTTAAAGTCATAATCATCAAAAGTCTTCTCATCTTTTTTAAATACATCTAGCAAATATCTGACGTTTTCTTCTTCTTCTTTTCCTATATCTCTTGGTTGCTGTTTTCTTGGAAATTCCAAACCTTCAGCTGCATATGCTACTTCTGGAGAGATGCCAAAAAAGATATGTTTCTCTACCCTCATTAATTTGTCGTTTCTGATACTCTGTAATGCCTCAACGTCTGTATAGTCATGTTCAAAATGCAAATCATCTTCCCAAAGTCTAGCAATACGCGTAAATAATAATGCTATTCTTTTTCCACGTTTTATTTGGTTACTCCAATATTCTATACTTTGCTGTCTACCTAATGCGTAATTTGCTGTTGGCAAACCAAGTACACTTGGAGGTATTCCCAAAACTGCTGAAATACTTTCTCTTGCCATTGTTCTAGATGCCTGGAATTCCATATCTCGTGGAGACAATTGCAACATATCAACATTAACTTGACCAGATAGAACCATAGCACCACCAGCACGTTGCATGCCAGCATATTGATCTAATATCTGCCTTCTTACTTCCTTATTCCAAATGTCACCATCTTCTTTTGGAGATAGCAAAATATCTGGTCTTCCTTTGGAAGTTGCTTCAGATACTAACTTTTGACTATTTATATCTGCATCTAATTCCTGTGCTAATGGTTGTATAGCACCAGTGCCATAAAGTGCTTGTGGTCCCTTCTCATATCCCGAGTTTTTTCCATGTATTATTCTATCTGGTGGATAAACTACAATAGAACCAGATGAGTTATGTTGATAGCCAATTAGACCTTTTTGGGGATCAGTAATTATTCTTACTTCTTCTGGATGTAATCTCACCATAGATACTGGACGTTCAGAAGATCCCAATAACAATATATAACAATTTCCAGATAATGTTATATCTATACAAATCTGTTCTCGGAATAAGAACTCGTCACAGTCAGTTGAGGGCATTCTTAGAAGATCCAAAACTGGATGATCCATTAGTTCTGTTGCCTGTTCTCCATATCCTTTAATAAGTTTTAAAGGCAAAGCAGCTAGATCTTGAGATAGTCTTTTTACACCAGCA